CTTGGCCAAGTACACCACCACGCCCCCCCTACCGCCCCCAGCCGCCGTTTAATACGCATAACCCCCCCCAAATAATTGTGGCTCAAAACAAAAAGAGGTCTTAACTTGCACCTATGCCAAAACCCCCCAAACGTAGTCAAGAAGAAATTTTAGAAGACCTTGCTAAACCAGCCAACTTCGCCTCTAACGCCCTCGGCATCAATCTGTATGACTGGCAAAGAAAGGTGTTACGCGATTTAGAACCCAAGGACTGTCGCGTAGCCCTGCGTGCAGCCAACGGCTCCGGCAAGACCAGCACCGTAATTGCAGCCGCTTTGATATGGCACGCGCTAGTTTACCAGCGTTCCATCGCTGTCACGACCGCTGGCGTGTTCCGTCAGGTGGAATCACAACTCTGGCCTAGCCTTCGCCATCACATTTCTAAACTCGGCGGGGCATGGGAAGTGACATCTGGCGAGATCCGCTACCTCCACCCCAACGGCAACACATCACGCATTATAGGCTACTCAGCGACCGATGCAGGGCGTGCTGAAGGCTGGCATGCCGAAGACCACGATTGTCATCCATTGCTGATGGTGGTAGACGAAGCCAAGACCGTAGCCGACCCGCTGTTTGAGGCTATCAGCCGGTGTCAACCAACTAGGCTTTTGATCGCATCCAGCCCAGGCGGAACCAGCGGCGCGTTCTACCGAGCGTTTACCAAGGAGGCAAATATGTGGAGTAAGCACGCTGTCACCGCCTTTGACTGCCCCCACATCACGCCAACCCAGATTGAGGAAGTGGTGCAGCGGTATGGCGAGAAACACCCGCTGACCCGCTCAATGGTCTACGGCGAGTTTGTTGACATAGGGGCGGAGAGTCTGGTGATTAGTCTGACCCAGCTACAGAACTGCCACAACCAACCCCCCGACTTTAAGCCTGGAACCCGCAGAGCTGGCGTAGACTTTGCTGCTGGTGGCGATCAGAACGTGCTTTGCATAAGTGACGGCAACAAAGTGCTACCTATGATCGCATGGCGCGAAAGGGATACGATGTCTGCGGTGGGTAGGTTTATTGTGGAATTTAAGAAAGCTGGGTTAAAGCCAGAGGATATTTATGCGGATGCGAGTGGGTTGGGTATGCCGATGTGCGATGCGCTGGCTGAGGCGGGCTGGGAGGTTAACCGAGTTAACTTTGGCTCTACTGCCTACGACACCGATGCGTATACCAATAGGGCGGCTGAGATGTGGTACACGATGGCCAAGAAGATTGAAGCGGCTGAAGTCATATTGCCAGAGGACGAGGACTTAACCGCGCAGTTAACTTGTCGGCGCACGATCACCAACAGCAAAGGCAAGCTGGGCGTGGAGTCTAAGGACTCAATGCGGTCTAGGGGACTAGCCTCACCCGACCGAGCCGATGCTCTTGCTTTGTGTTTAAGTGGTGGCAATGTTAACCTTGACTTGACTTTCCCCACCGAGCGTCCAACTTGGCGGATGTTAAGTCAGATCATGTCGGAGGCGAGTGACCCCGTTATGGCTGGCTTTGACGCAGGAGGATAAACACTATGAATATATGGAACTGGATTACCGCAAACTGGCAAGAGATTGTCGCCGCTGTTGGTGGCGTTGTCTTGGCCGCACGCATCATTGTTAAACTTACCCCCACCCCCGCTGACGATTCTTTCTTGGAAAAGATTGTGTCTTTCCTAAAGACAATCGGGCTAAATATCAAATAATCTTTTGTGCTGCGTGCAATCCTTGAGATCATCGCAGCCGTGTTTCGCATCATCCCAGGTTGGAAAGATAAGCGCACCCAGAACCTTGAAGGCGATTGGCGCAAGAACCGTGATGCTATTGACGGCGATCTGCGTGGTGAGTCTTGGTGGTTGCGCAACAACGACCCCAGTAACAAACACAACGGGGGCAGTTGAGGCTTTAATGCGAGATGAAAACTATTCTGCTGTCCGTACTGCTGATCCAAAAGTACGCGCTTGGGCAAAGCGTGCTTTGCATTACGTCAACGATTTGTCATTTGAATTGAGTAGGGAGCGTAACAAATGAGCGATAAATACACCCGCCGCACTGAATATCACGACCGCATCATTGATAGCTTAAACCAGCGCGAGACTTGGGAGAACCGCCAGAGGTTGTTTTACCAAGCCAGATACTTTGGGGTTAGGCGCAAGACTAAACCTTGGCCTACCGCCGCTGACCTCCACGTTCAGCTAATTGACGGCGCGATTGAGAAGTTAAAACCTAGCTTCGTCAACAGCGCAATTGGCAATGACATCCTTTCCAGCTTCGTCCCGATGCGCCAGCAGTTAACCCCGATTACCGTATCTGCCGAGCGTTGGTTTGATTACAAGATGCGCGAGCAGTCTAACTTCCAGAAAGAGATTGTTTCGGTCATCGACAACTTGCTTCTCTACGGGCGCGGGTTAGCCAAGGTAGTCTGGAACGAGGACAAGAAGCAGATTGCCTTTGAGGCAATTGACCCGTTCCACGTGGTCGTACCGGCTTACTGCAAGAACTTGGCGGATGCAGATTTCATCGTTCACATCATTTCTATTTCAGTCGACAGCTACAAGACCAACTCGCTTTACAAGCAGGACAAGGAATTTGTCAAACGTATCAGCGGTAAGGTCAACGAATCGGTTGGGCTACGCAGTGAGATTCAAGATGAGATTTACAGGCGGGAAGGGATTACGCAGGAGTCGGGCAATGATACTATCATCTTGTGGGAACTTTACACTCCGTCCAAGGACGGCTGGAAGGTTGAAACCTACAGCCCGCTGGATGTGGAGACGGATGTTAGAAAACCTTTCACCTTACCTTACGAACACGGCGAACCACCTTTTGTCGATTTCCCCTATGAGTTGACAGGGGGCGGTTGGTACAGTCCCAGAGGAGTCGCAGAAATCCTCCTCCCTGGTGAGAACCTGCTCAACAAACTCAAGAACTCATTGAGCGACTACGTTGAACTGGCCAACCGACCCGTCTTTGAAGCACAGAATCCGATCTCGCTCAACACATCGAACTTGAAGATGCAGCCTGGGCAGATCCTGCCCCAAGGCTTAAAGCCCGTTCAATTTAGCCAACCACCCTTCGACTTCCAGCGTTTGATGATGGAAGAGAAGATGTCGGCTGAACAGCGCATGGGTCAGTTTGATATGGGTGCAAGTTCGCAGTACCAAATCTCGGATCGCAAGACTGCGACTGAGGTTGCCGCTATCCAAGCCCAAGCGGCTGCTTCGGGCGATCTGCGCAACCGCATCTTTAGGATGAGCCTGTCACACCTCTTTAGGCAGTGCTGGTCGCTTTATGTGCAGTACGCCAAAGAGGACTTGCTGTTTAGGTACGCTGAAGAGACTGGTCAGATGGTTCCAGACGGCATCCACGCAGAGTATTCGATTGAGCCAAAAGGCGGGCTGGACTTCATCAACCGCCAGTTTGCCTTGCAGAAGTCAGTAGCGCGGATGCAGATGTTCCAAAATAATCCTTTCGTCAACCAAGGCGAGTTGGTAAAGTCGGTGCTTGAACAAGACGATCCCTCGCTGGTCCGCAGACTCTTCCAAGATCCGCAAGCCGCTTCTGGAGACCAAGCTGAAGATCAAGCGACTGAGATTTCAACGATGCTCGCCACTGGATTCCCAGTCGCAATCAAGCCTAGCGACGATCACAAAGCGCATATATCTGTTCTGTTCGCATTTAACCAAGCGGCTCAACTGCGCCAGCAGCCGGTCGACCAGAGTGCAATGCAAGTTCTAATGGCGCACTTACAACAGCATTTGCAGGCGTTGGAACAGATCGATCCCAACACATCCCGCGCTATCCAGAAACAGCTTCGTGATGCGGCCAAGGCAGACACTCGCCAACAAGGGCAAGCGGTAGGGGCAACACCTACTGAGGGTCAGCCGATGCAACAGGCCGCGCCGATGCCTGTTTGAGCGTACCCTTAATGCGTACAGCGTCGCAACAAGACGCACTCCATGCACTCGGTAAATTTGCAAAAGCGCACTGCCCCTGTGATAAGGCAGTTGAGGTTGGGGTATACGGCGGGGAAGCGACAATTATATTTGCCGATTACTTCCAGCAAGTCATCGCCGTTGATCCTTGGATTGATGGATATGATGATGCTGACTGTGCAAGCAACTCTTGCAGTCTTGAATTGGTGTACCAGTCCTATCTGGCAAGGATTAAAGACAAGCCAAACATCACTACGATTCGGCAAAAGAGTTTAGATGCGCTGGCTCTAGTGCCAGATAAATCAATTGACTTTGTTTATATTGACGGCAATCACCAGCATGAAATGGCGTTGCAAGACATACAGGGCTGGCTACCCAAGGTGAAGGCTGGCGGGATTATGTCTGGACACGATTACAATATGCAGACTGTTAACGATGCCGTTTCCAAGGTTTTCCCAGGCAAAGAGGCGTTTCTGTTTGCCGACCATAGCTGGGCAATACCAGTATGAGAAAACTCCGCGCCATCCTATCCTTTATCCGCCACCAAGCGTGGGTTAACGAGCCTGCGTGGAACAGCGAAGACGAGAAGGCGTGGACTGGATTTCTCACAACCCCCACCGGCTTAAAGTTATCTGCCATCTTGCTTAACCTTACTTTGCGCAATAACGCCTCTGCCACCGAGAAGGATAGCGAGGCACTTGCGTTGGCTTGCGGGTATGCTAAAGGCTTTAGGGGATGTGTAGCGGTTCTCGAATCGCTTGCATCCCGAAAAACAAACTCGCCCATCCAGACCGACGATACGGATGGGGTCGAAGGACAGATCGTCGATTAACCTACTACTGGGAATGACTCCCCTGGTGGCAGTGTAAGAAAGGGTCAAAATGGCGGAATTGACTAACCTATCCGAAGCAGATGTATTGGCTTTAGCGAAGGCGGCAGATGAAGGCACGGAACTCGCGCCCACCCTGTCACAAGTTGAAGCGGTAACAGAAACTAAGGAGACGGCCAGCGGCGATACCTTGGAGACACCCGCGACTCCCGAAACCACCGAAACTAAATCCACATCGAATGATGTGGTGACGGATGAAGTCCCTAAGACTGAAACCGTATCAACCAAAAGTTCTTTAACAACGCAATCTGATGAATCCAAGTCGGAGTCGGCTTCCGAAAAGAAGCCAACACGATATGAGAAAGCAAAGTCGCGTCTTGAAAAGGAATGGGAAACACTGCGAGCAGAGAAAGCCAAGTTGCAGGCCGAGCGGGAAGCCGCCCAGGCCTCGGTTGGAAAAGCTGCTGCGCAGGAGAAACAAACTTCAACTCGCAAGTTTAGCGCGGAAGATTATCGGGAAGCAGCAAAGAGCTACCGTGATGAAGGCCGCGATGATCTTGCAAAACTCGCTGAAAACAAAGCCAGCGAGATTGAGGTTGAGTACAGGAAAGAGCAAGAGGAGAATGTCAAAGGCGAGCTAAAGTCCGCCTGGGACAAGAACCTTTACGAAGAGGTCGAGGCCAACCCCGATCTCAAAGACTCTTCCACCAAACTTTACAAGGCGGTATCGGAGATGCTACAGAACCACGCCATCCTGCGTAACTACCCAGCGGGGATTAAGGATGCGGTGGGCATCGCCAAGATTAGGCTTAAAGCGGAGTCCGCCTCCGATTTGGAAAAGAAGGTTGCAAAGTATGAGTCAGAATTGGCTCAACTTAGAAAGGCCACGACACCGGCAAGCGGTCAGCCTTCTGCACCCGCCCGACAGAAACAGTTTCACGAACTGTCCAGCAATGAACAGGAAAAGGAGTTGTTACGAATGGCAGCGGAAGCAGACAGGATGGGAGTTTGACAGGTTAGTGGTACAGGAAAAATAAAATGGCTAATGTTACTACAGGCTCTGTCTCTTCACAGTTTCAGGCCTTCTTCTCAAAGTCACTCTTAGAGAGGCAAATCCCTTTGCTCCAGATGGAGCAGTTTGCCCAAAAGGTTCCGTATCCGACGAAAACTGGCGGCAACAAGACCGTCCGTTTTTTCCGATTCGACAACCCCAGCATTGCTTCAATCATCTCGCTGTCGGAAGGCACGAGTCCTACTGCTGGTACGGGCGAGCGTCAGCTCACCCTCTCCACAGTCGAAGCCACGTTGGAACAGTTTGGATCTAGCATCGTCCTCACCGACGTATTGCTGGCCACCGAGCTATTCAATCACTTGGCCCAGGCTACTAAGCAACTCGGTGAAGATGCAGCTCTCCATGCCGACACCCTCTCGCACCGCGCGTTGGTGTTGAACACGACTGCCTCCACGACTGCTGGTACGACTGTCTCCACGTCGTCCTATGTGCGTTACGCACAGAACGGAACCAACGGAACCAACTTCCAAGCGGCATCCACGGCTAACGCCGCGATGACTGCCTTGGATCTTCTGGATGCCGCGACTGCCCTCAAGGTCAACCGCGCTCCTAAGATCAAAGATGGTTACGTCCTCGTTGCTCCTCCCCAGGTCACCCGTGACTTGATGAACGACGATGACTTCCTTCGCGTTTCCTCCTACAGCACCCCCGAAGCCATCTACAAAGGTGAAGTCGGTCGTCTGTTCGGCGTGAGCGTAATTGAAACAACCAACAACTTAACGGCTGGTACTGCTGCTTACGGTGTAAACACCGAAGCAACCGGCTCCAACTACGCCAGCATCGTACTCGGTGGGCAAGCCTTCGGCGTGCCTCACATGACAGCGGTTGCGGCCACTGGCTCGCCCTACGCGCCTAAGGTCACAATCCTCGATGCTCCTGACAAGTCGGACATCTACGGTCAGCGCACCATCGCATCGTTCAAAACCTTCTATACTGCGAAGCAATTGAACCCTGCGTTCTATCGCGTTGTCTGGTCGAAGTCTAACTTCGCCTAAGTTATCTATATGGGAGCCATGCTAGTAATCGGTATGGGTCCTCGGAAAGCTGGGGAGGGTAAAACCTCCCCAGCCTCTTCCAGCGAGAAATCCGCACCCAAGGAAGGTCTTGTTCGCTTGCCTATGTCCATGCTTGAGATGGATGGTGGTGAAGGCGAGATGACCCCTCCAGAGGCGGGTGACTCGGTGGAACTCACTGGCACAGTCGAAAAGGTTGACGGCGATACTGTCTTCGTCCGCATCAATGATGCGATGGCGGAAGCAGAGCCGATGGCTGAAGTAGATAAAGAGCCAGAGATGTCCGAAGAGGATAAAATGCGTAAGTTGGCAGAGGAAGCTGACGAGGAAAGCTACAGCTAATGCCGATCTACCAGTACACCGACACCCGTAACGGATCAGTCGTTGAACTGGAGAAAACGGTTGCTAAGAGGGATTCAGTCCCTAGCTATCTGAGAAGGTCGACTGTGCCACAACGTTTGACAGTATTTGGAACGGGAGAATCCCCGACCGATCCAACGCTGTCGAATACATCAACAATTATGAAGGGGTACTACAAACAAGAACAAAAACTTGGGAGTAGGTTCAAAAGCGACTTTAGCGCGGATCAAGTGAAACGTGTCTGGGGTCGCAAAGGAGATTAACTATGTCAGACATTAATGTGCGTAGGGAAGCATTGGCCAAAAGCCGTCCTTTCCGTCTTGATACAGCCAAAGAAACTCAAGTAGTTGAAATTACCAGCACAGCTACTGGCGGAACATTCAGCACGAATGCTACCAGCCTTGGCGCATTGTTGCTCAAAGTAAACGGAACAGCGGTAAAGATTCCGTTCTACACAGCGTAAGGTTATGTCGCGACTTCTATCCAGAATCGCGCTAGGCGATGCTGGCACGACCATTGCAGTTTCCAGTTCTACAAGCACTGGGGCTTTCGATGGCGTGACAGCGTTGACTGGTGGGACAATAACCATCTCTGTTAGCGGAACATCATCCACGGGTGTTGCCTTTGCTGCTGGCTCAACTTTGACGGGTGACATCACCGAAGTCATTGTGTCCAGCGGAGGACCATTCGCACTCTATAAGCGGACGGTTTAAGGCTCTTATATGGGCTGGCAAACTAACCGCATCTTGGAGACTATTGGTACTGCCACCGGCGGTACGCAGAGCATTAACTTTAACCTCGAAGCAATCGAGGCTTTGATGGTTACATTGCAGGCTGACGTTGCTGATGGCATTCGCCCACCCAACTCTACAACTGGCGGAACTGGATCTACCGACTTCACCTCCACAAGCTACGGCACGATTGCAACGGCAAGCACTGGTAGGCTGGGGTGTACCATATTCAATTCTGGCCCAGGCACACTCCACGTTCTATTGGGTACAGCAACAGCAAGCACATCAGCTTTCACGGCCAGACTAAGTGCTGGAGACTACTACGAAGTCCCATTCAACTACACTGGATTGATTGGTGGTATATTTGCCACGGCTGGAACTGCTGAAGTTACGCAGTTGAGTTAGGAGTAGGCGATGGCTTTATTCAAATCCATTCCTAGTTTCACCAACACATCCGTACCATCAGATCGTTATATTGGGCCATTCATGGCGTACGGAAGGTGTGATAACACTAACTCTCTTTACAATTACTATACTAATTACGGAGTTTATTTTCTAAATTCTCCGAAAACAATATCCACGGCAAAATTTGAAGTTGTTACAGCTATGACAAATACTGGCACACCAGTAATTCAGGTAGCTTTTTATTATCCAGCAAATGTAAATGGACAAGTACGAGTCGGAGTTCAAATTCCAAACAGCCTAGCAACTGGAATCGATGCAGCCACCAACGGGGTTAAAACAGTTTCCTACGGAACTTCTTGGCAAGCCCCCAGTGGAATTTTCTTTATGGCATTAAAAGCTACTGGATCGACACTAAATAATAGCGGAACAATACGCTCATTTACTATTAATTCTGGACAAAACAATTACATCTGGTCGCAATTCATGGGCGGTTTCCCTCCCGCAACGCCAACGGCTATATATGGAACACCAGCATTTCCAAATCCAAGCTCGTATGGGAATACCACTAATTTATTGTCCGACTTTACTAATACTTCGTTGGATTATGAGACTTTCTCTGCATTTACTCAAGCCGCAGTAATGATCGGATAATTTATGCCAAGAGAAGAAATTTACCAAAATGGGCAACTTGTAAAAGTTGAGGATATCAGAACACTTGTCGAAGCCATCGAGGAACGAAAGTTAGTTTGGGCAGACGAAACCACCAAGCTCATTCGCACGAAGGTGACCGAGACCGACGAGCGTAATTGTGCCAACGGTATCTATGACGGTGAAAAGAAAGCACAAATTCTTGGCTGGATAAACGAATGCCGAAACAAGTATCTGGCTTGCAAGACTATTGCTTTGGACTGCACTACGAATGAAGAAGTGGATGCAATTCGGTACGAGTAAATGCCCCTCCTCCTCATCGCCCTCTTGCTCTGCTCTTGCTCGCCTAAGCCAGCGGACAGCAATGTGCTACCCCGCTACTCGGACATGGGTGCTGCGGCCGATGCCGGAGCAGTAAGCTCTGGTAATGTCAAATGAAACGGATCTACTCATGGATGCTACGAACTGGTTTACGATTCTTACTGACGGGCAACGACTACGCTTGTTTCAAAGAGGCGTGGAAGTGCGCGGAGGAAACCAACAACCGCTCCGTTGGCCTAAAATATATCGGCTCAGTCAAGCACCTATTATCGGTCAACCGCTCGATCCGCAAGATGGTGCAGGACGGGCGGGATCGGGACGAGATTACCGCCGCCTTGGTTCACTTAGCCGTCAGCCTCAAATACTTGGAGAGTCGCAATGAGCAACGAGCAGATATCTGATTTGCGGGTCACTTTGGCTAGGTTGGAAGAGCGTCAGATCCAGCTTTTCTCCATGGTTGAAACCTCACTTGCAAACTACGCAGATGTTGCTAATAGATTGAGTGCGCTAGAACACTTGCGGACGAAGGTTCTGGCTGTAGCTGGAGTCGTTGGGCTGGCTTGCTCAATGGCCTATGATGTCCTCAAAAACCGCTTTTCTAACTAGGGGAACAATAAATGCCTACACTTGGTACACAGAACATTAGCACTAGCTATCCACAGCTTCTCAAGACCTTTGGGACTGGCGGGCTGGATGGCACGCTACAAGTCGTTACCGATGGGGATAACACCTCCTCGGCTCTGTCTGTATCCACCTCTGGCGTGGCCAGCACCGGCACTTTTGAAGTGGTGGGAACCAGCCTGCTGACGGGTGCAGTCACCTTTGGCACTAGCTTCACCGCCTCTACTGGCACAGCCACAATTGGCGCAGCGGTTATTGGTGCGACTACCTTTACTACTGGTTTTACTTCCTCTACTGGCGCTACTGGCTCTACTTGTGCAACGGGTGCTACTGGTTTTACTTCTACAACAGGTGTAACTAGTGTAGCTGGTGCATCAATCTTATGATACATACGATTATCAATCATAATGGTATTTGTCTTAATTG